TGTTGGAACTGTCAATAACGTATTCGACATTTACCCTTGGCTTCAGTCTTATCTTGGCGCTTATTGCCTTGGAGGTAGCGGTAGCTATCAAGTACGTGTTGTGAGGGGCTGATCATGGCAGGAGCACTTGACTCACTGTTCAAGAACGCTGCCAAGGCGATTGTTGCCGACTTAGGCAGTGCGCTTGACACGACAATTACTTACGTCAGGAAGGCATCGCCAAGTTACGACTATGCCACTGGTGGTCTGACGACAACGGATACCAGCTACTCGAACATCAAGGTCCCTGTTGAGTTTGTTCGAGCAGAGGAGGAAGAGGGTCGTGAAGAGCGTTAGGCCAAGCTGTATATCACTCCTGATTTGATCGGCAGCAACCAGCCAACGTTCGAGGATCAGATCAGTTTGACCTATGCAGGCTCTAGTCGAACTGCTCAGATCACGGATATTCGCACGTACCGTGGCGGCCAAGAGTACCTGTACGTGATCCTGGTGCGGTTCTGATGGCCAAGCGAGCCGGGATTGATCAGATTATTCCTGATCTTGAGGCTCACATGCAGGAGAGCTTCAATGACCTGGTGCGAACCACGATGAGGCGGTTGGCAACAAAGAAACGCAGTCCTGTGTGGACTGGTTTTTTTGCATCAAGCTGGAAAGCTCAGTTGTCGCCTGTTCAGCCGGTAGATCGTGTTCAGGATTTCTCCCCTTGGCGAGAGCTTGCAGAGGCAAAGCGAAAGGCCGTTTGGGACAAAGAGACTGTGCCCAAGGGATATTCGATCAAGCCTCGGTTTTATCCGCCTGAGCGACAGTTCAATTACAAACGGCGGGTGTATATCGGCAATAGCGCTGAGTATGCAATTTATGCATTAGAGAACGGCAAAGTTCAGTCGTTCATTCAGGGTCCTGAAATGGCTCGCTTGGTAAAGGAGAAATTCAAGGAGCGCAAGCCGCTGCTTTCTGTTGCTTCGACTGCGAAGGAAGGCGTATTTGGTTCGACTGCTGGTGAGGCTTATATTGGCTATACGGAGATCTGACCATGACTCTCGTCAACGCTCGCGCTGCATTTGAAAAAGCGGTAACTGACGCTGTTTCGGACGCAGACAGCGATGTGCGGATGGTTTACGACAATGTTGCGTTTACCAGGCCGGGCAAAAGCGAGAAGTACATTTTGATGTCGGTCAACTTCGGTCAGTCAACGCTCCAAAACCAAGGCGCGGCGCAGGATTATTACGCTGGAACGATCCAGTGCAATGTATACGTGCCGAAGAATGCTGGTACGTCAGTGCTTTCAGCGATTAGCGAGGCGGTGATTGACGGGCTGACCTCAGTGAACGCCAGTGGCTATACGGATACCTATAGCTCCAACCCAAGAGTGCTGGACATTGTTGGGCCTACGCCGCTCAATGTTGAAGATCGGTCTCACTTTGTCGGAGTGATTTCCTGTCAATTTACTGCCACCGCATAGTATAGTACCGACAAAACAAGCATCCCAATGCGAGCTACTGAGCTTCTGAGGAATAAATTCGGCGTTAGCCAGCTTTACAAGCATCAAGTTGAAGCTGATGGCGAGGTAGTGCTTGAGGTGTACTGGCACCCTCTGACGATTGCAGAGCGCGAGTCGATTCAGAAAAAGACTGACTCAGATGACGCAGGCGATTTCGCGCTCAGTCTGATGATCGAAAAAGCCTTGGACAAGGACGGAAAGCGTCTGTTCCAGGATGGCGAGCGTGCAACGCTGCGTCGCGAAGTGGATGCTGGCGTTTTGCAGGACATCCAGCTGGCCATGCTAACTTCTGGCACGGAGCAGAAGGTGGAGGAAGCGAAGGCAGCTCTCAAAAGCCAATAAGGACTGGCTTTTCATCTTTTTCCTCGCCAAAGAGCTTGGGATGACCGTTGCCGAGCTATCGGAGAGGTTGACTCAAGAGGAGCTAATCAGCTGGGCAGCCTACTTCTCGATCAAAAGCGAGGAGGAGGAAAAGGTAATGGATCGGTCGAGGATGGCACGAGGGGTCAGAACAGCTGGGGCGCGATAGACTTGGCTGAGTAGCAGCAGTACGTTTAGCCATGGCCGACTATGGCATCAACATAAACGTACAAGTACGTGATGCTGCCATAGGCAAGCTGAAGTCTCAGCTGAAGGAGCTAAAAACTCTTTCAGCCAGTGCAGGTAAAAACCTTGAAGAGCTAGTAAGCAATAAGGCAGTTACCAATCAGAAAACGCTTGAAAAGCGCTTTCGGACCGTCAGGAGAGCAGTTGAAAACTATACACGTGCAATTATCAACGGCGACGCCGCTGTAAAAGCAAGCTCACAAAACCTGCGCCGCCAAGCGCAAATTCTCAAGCAATTTGGAACGCAAATAAACGCAACATCGCGGCAAAGCAAAGGTTTTTTCAACAACATTCAACAGGCTGCGGTAAATCTAAACTTAAAAGCAACAATGCAGGACCTTCGGGCCCTGAAGCAGGAGGCTCAAGGAACTGCTGAGGCTCTAAAAGGTGGCAGGGGTGGTTTTGTTTTCAAAGGTGCAGGCACTCAGGATTTACTAAATTTCGTTCCCGCAAAAACCATTGATTCGCTTACCGATTACAGCCGGGTCCTTGGCGACGTAATGCGTCAAGCCGACATGGGAAGTGAGATATATCGAGAACTTGAACAAAGGATCCGAGCAGTCAACGCTGAAATGAGCAGGGCCTCAAGGATGGCAGCCCTGCCTCCAGCTTTTGCAAATGCAAACGCATATGGGGCTCCTGCTGGTCCTGCGTTGCCACCTGGTATGCGGATGGGCAGAAGATTGCCAAGCGCTGGGGCGGCTTTTAGAGGCAATAACCGCGCCAGAGACGTTCTAACCGGTGCAGGCTTCCCGCTTTTGTTTGGCGGCGGACCTGCTCAAGCATTAGCCGGCGGTATTGGTGGAGCGGTTGGTGGCCTGGGTGGATCGATTGCTGCTTCTGCAATCGTTTCGCAGATCGAGGCGTTTGGTCAAGCGATTGCGAAGGTTGGTCAATCACTCAACCCGCTAACTTTTGATCTGCAGACGTTTGCTAGCGCAGCGGGCATCTCAGGGACTGAGGTCGAAGGATTTCTTGCGACGATCGAAAAGTATGGCGGCAAGGCGCAGGCTGCAGCTGAGGCATCCAAGATCCTTGCGATGCGTATCGGCACTGATGCTCGTGATGCGCTTCAAAAGTTTGGTTCTGACGCGCAGAAACTCGGCAATCAGCTAAATACAATTTTTACCACGGTCATGGCAAATATCGCCAGAATCGTCGGTCCCTTGCTGTCCCAGCTGGCTAATGCATTGGAGCGAGGCAATTTGGTGCGTGGCTTTAAGGAGCGAGAGGGTTTAACAGGGCGAGCTGCAGTTGCTCAGCAGATTTTGGAAGTTCAAGGCCGTAGGACCGGCAAAGGTGCCAAGGGTGGGGACATTCGACGGTTAGGCGCTCAGATTGGCCTGACGGGCACAACCCAAGAGATTTTGGAGGCTGCCAAGGGGATTGGAGCTGAAAGTCAGCGCACATTTGAATCGCAACAATTTGCTGGACTAGGGCAAACGGCTGCAGCCCTTGAAGCAGCCGCCAAAGAGAAGAAGCCAAAGAAAACGGAGGCGGAAAAAGAGGCAGAGCGATTGATGCGTCAACGACAGCGATTTGAAGAGCAGCAGCTCAAGCTGCAAGAACGTCAAATCGAGCTTCGGAACGCAGAGTCGCAAAAGCTTGAGAACCAGGAAACTCTTTTAAGAGCAAGGCTTGCTGGTAACGAGGAGGAGGTTCGATATGCGATCGAACTAGGTCAACTTCAGGAAAAATACGGTGACGAAGAGGGGCGGCGGCTTGCTGACAAGCAGGCTGCGATTAGGGGGATCAATGAAGCATTGAAACAGCAAGAGTTTATTCAGGGCAGTATCAATAATTTGGTTAATACCACAGGCCAGCAATTTGCCGGTTTATTTGAAAATCTGATTAACGGCACCAACAGCTGGAACGACGCACTGCAAAACGTATTTAGGACCCTGAGCAGCGCTTTGTTCCGTACGGGTTTGAAGCTCCTCGGCGGCGGAGACGGAGTGGGTTTCTTCTCAATTTTGTCCGGCGACTTTACAGGCAAACCAAGGGCACTGGGCGGTCAGGTGTCTGCTGGAACGCCCTACATGGTTGGCGAGAGAGGGCCTGAAATGTTTGTCCCAGGTGCAAACGGGAACATTGTTCCTAACAATGCAATGGGGGGCGTTCAGGTCGGCTCGATCAACATCACTGTTGAGAATACTGGCGATCAGCTGAGCCCTGCCGCCCAGAAGCAGATCGCCAACCCAGTTCACGGTATGGTGATGTCAACCCTGGTCAACGATCGCCGTAG